GTCGAAGGCCGAATACTCCGTGCCGCTGGAGTTCGGCACCAGCAAAATGGCGGCGCGGCCATTCATGAAGCCCGCAACCCAGAAGAAGCGCAAAGCGGTCACCGAATTGGTCAAGCGCGCGGTTCAGGCAAACGGACGTTGAGGAGATAGACAATGGCACAGGCCGCGAAGAAGGAAACTCCGCCCCCGGCTGCGGACAAGTCGAAGAGCCTCCGCTTCACCGGAGACTTTCGGCACGTGAAGCCGACGCGCACCGTTCGCTACAAGGCTGGTGACGTGGTGGAGAGCCCCACCGCTGAGCTTCGCCAAGCCGCGGTTTCGGCCGGCAAGGCTGAGGATGGCGCGGGACTCTAGCCTCCAGCTCAGGCGGGCGGTGCTGGCGGCGCTTAAGGGCGATAGCGGGGTCACGGCCTTGGTGCCGGCGGCGTCGATCCACCCTCAGGCGCCTCGCACTGTCCCGTCATGGCCGTTTGTTCGCTATGGCACGGCAACCGGCGTTCCCCGCCTCGCGTCCTGCGTTGACGGGGCCGAATATGAGTTTCGCCTTCACGCCTTCGCCAAGGATCGGGGGGAAGCCGGAGCGATCGTGGAAACGGCCGAAGATCACGCGCATCGGATCGGCGCTGCGCTGTCGCGCTCGATCGGCGGCAAGCGACTTTCCCTTGATGGCGGCTCCCATGCGGCGCTCAGGGTCGAGCGGTTCCAGGTAATTCAGGACGGCCCTGAGGCGGGCGCCTTTCACGCAGTCGTCGATTTGAGCGCGCGCATCCGCGGCTGATCGTGCTATGACGACGGGGTGGAGAAGCCGCCCGAGCCGTGCCTTGCTGAAAAGATGCTGTGCGAGCTGATCGTGCAGATGGTTCGCAAGGGCAGTCTCAGCGAAGCGGATTTGGCCGAAATCATGTATCGCCTTCCAGAAGAGGGGTGGCAGCTGCTACGGGCGCTGCATCTTGAGGCTGAGGTGGGGGATCGTCAGTAAAGTTACCGAAGGATCGCCTTTTATCTCCCGTTGACTAAGCGGCGGGTGCGCGTCACCTTCACCGCGAAAACAACAAAAGGGGGGAGAATCATGCGCAAAGTCATTATGGCCTTCATGGCAGCATCGGCAGTCGGCGCTTGTGCCACAAATGTTACAATGCAGCCGATCGGTGGCAGCCGTGCAGACGGGGTTGTCCGCCTCGCCTTCACCTATGGCATGTTCGAAAACCCGCGCGTTGATCAAGCAGCGGCCCTCGCCAGCGCACGGCAGCGCTGTCAGTCTTGGGGCTATACTGACGCTGAGCCATTCGGAGGCGCCGTAACGCAGTGCCAGCAGATGAGTGGCTATGGCTGCGCACAAACCATGGTGACTGTGGAATACCAGTGCACGGGCGGCCGCGGCGGCGGGGCCCCGGCTGACCGCTAACCAAAACAAAAAGGGTGGCGTCGAATCGACAGCCTATGAAATTGTTGTTTTTGTCACTTGCCGCTCTGCAAAGCGCATCACCTTACCAGTTCGACCTAATATGCGCCGGCATCGTTCAGCGCGTCTCATCGACGCCCTATGATCCAGTTCCGATCGTCACGCGCTATCGAGTTGACCTTGATCGGCGGCTCTACTGCCGGGAACCTTGCACAATCCAATGGGAGATTGCGGCGGTCCACCCCACTGTTCTGCACCTGATGTGGGATCATAATCACGAGGGCGGGGGCTGGCTCGGCAGGATCACGATCAATCGTCAGACGGGCGAATACAGCCTGATCGAGGTGACGGAACCGCAAGGAGAGGCTGATGGGCTTCGAGAAGACGGGGTGTGCGAGCGAACATCGTTTAGCGGGTTGCCGGCTCTCCAGGTAAGATTCTAACCAGCGGCACAAGCTTCGATAATCTGCCGCCGACGGCTCGTGAATACGCTGCCGTTCCCGCGGCCCTCGATCGTGACGGGCTCACCTTCAATAATCGTGATGGACGCGAACGAGCTTACTCCGTCCATGTTGTAATCAAGCACCCGCCGGCCTGCATCCCGGATGACGTTAGGAGTGCCGAATGACGCACTCAAACCACGTGATATGCAGCCCTCAACTTGGTCAGGCGTGAGGTTGCTTGTCAGGGTGAGTTTGGGATCTTGAGACTGCATCTCGGCCATGGTCGTGCAGCCAGCCAATGGCAGGATCAATAGCGGGAGAAAGCGGAGCATTGGTCCTCCTGACGGCGGTAACTGGCGCTTCCTATCAGAAGTAGCACTCGCCCGAAACCATCAGCGGAGCGAGCGTCATGGCCGAGCCCACCGAAGTCGATTTTTTCATCGTCAAGCTTGGCGACGGTGCCGAACCGGAGGTGTTCACCATTCTCTGCGGCATCGAGGATGTCACGGTGAACGAGAGTGTCGAGAGCAACAATCGCTTCGTTCCCGACTGCGCCAAGCCTGGCGCCACTCCGTTCCGCAAGGTTCGCGTCACCGGCCAAATGTTGGAAGTCCAAGGCTCCGGCCTCACCAATGTTGCAGAGGCCGCCCGCTTTCGGGGCGCTCTCGGCAAGTCAAAAAATTACCTGATTGAGGGCTATCGCCGCGACGGAACCGATGCCGGCGAGTTGCTGATCACTTACGAGGGCGCGTTCGTTCTCACCACCAAGAACATGAACGTCGCGCGCAACGGCGACAGCACCGGCGACATGACCTTGCTGAACGATGGTCCTTATACTGAGACCGTCGAGGCGTAATGCCTGGCACATCGCAGCTTGAGCTGGAGTTCGCGGACGGCACCTACATCTTCTCGTTGAAGCTCCCGCAAATCCTCGAGCTTCAGCGGGTTTGCGATGCCGGCATTTTCGAGATTTTCGGCCGGGTCATGCGGGGTCGTGTCATGCTCGGCGCGGAATCGTTCGGCCTTCCCCAAGAGGCGGCCGCACGCGTTCAGGACGTGATGGAGACCTGCCGCCTTGCCCTGATTGGCGGCGGTCGCGGAATGGTCAACGGCGAGGACGCGGGAGTTAGCGATCAGCGCGCCCGGCAGCTGGTCGAGACCTATCTGCATCCGCCTGTCCCGCTGAGCAAGGCGTGGAACCTCGCCGCAACGATCCTGCTTGCTTTGGTTGAGGGTTACGATCCTCCTGAAGGTCAAAAAAAAAGCCCGGAAAAGCAGGAAGGCGGGGAAGGGCAGGATGGATCGATGACGCCGCCGTCCTCACCGACTGCGCCGGCCTGAACCTCGACCCTGCCAAGCTCACACTCTGGCAATATCAGGCGATCATCTACGAGAACAATCGCAGGCTCGATCCTGAGGCGGCACCGGAGGAGAAGGACTTTTCCGACTTGAAGCGGGCGATGAGCGCTCACCTGTCGCGGGCGGTTCATTGACGGCGGTAAGCGGCATTCGAGGGCTGCCGTAGGGCAAGGCCATGCCTACCGCCGACGAGCTGATTGTCATCCTTGAGGCGCGGCTTGATCGCTACGAGCAGGATCTGAAGCGAGCGCAGCGCTCGTTCGACAACGCCACTCGAAACATTGAGAACAATGCGCGGCGCGCGGAAGATGCTGTCACTCGCAGCGCCAATCAGATCGGCGCGTCGATGCGGTCCATGGCGTCGACCATTGCGGCCGCCCTTAGCGTCCAGCAGCTTTCCCAATACGCCGACATGTGGATCAGGTTCACGAACCAGCTGAAGGTGTCTGGCGTCGAAGGTGCCAACCTGGGGCGGGTACAGGAGCATCTATTCCAAATCGCCCAGCGCTACGGCGTCGAGGTTGAAGCCCTAGGCCAGCTTTACGGTCGCACATCGCAGGGCGCGCGCGAACTGGGCGCCACTCAGAACGACCTCTTGCGCTTCACCAGCGGTGTGTCCGCAGCCATGAAGGTCCAGGGCGCCAGCGCACAGCAGAGCCGCGGCGCATTGATCCAGCTGACCCAAGCCTTGGGCGGCGAGATCGTGCGGGCGGAAGAATTCAACTCCATCAACGAAGGCGCGCGGCCGATCCTCCAAGCCGTCGCGAACGGTATCGACCGCTACCGGGGATCGGTTGCGGCCCTGCGGCGGGATGTGGTCGAGGGCAGGGTCAGCAGTCAGGAGTTCTTCCAGGCATTTCTCACGCAGGTTCCTCAACTGGAGGAGCAAGCGACCCGCGCCAACTTCACGATCAGCCAGGCCTTCACGCAGCTCAACAATGCGATCGGTCGCTACGTCGGGCAGACGGATCAGTCGCTGAGCGCAACCGCGCGGGTGGCGGCAGGGATCAAGCTGCTTGCCGACAATATCGACACCGTAGCCAATGCGCTCGGCATCCTGATCGTCGCTCTCGGATCGCGCTTCGTGGCGGCTGGTGTCGTTGCAATCGCGACCAATGTTCGGGTTGCCCTGTCCATCCAAGCCTTCGCTGCCGCGGCGATGGGCGGCGCTGCTTCTGTCGGGACCATGGGAACAGCCATGGGGGTCACCGGGGCCGCAGCTAGCTTGATGGGGACGCGCTTGCTGGCGGCGATGGGCGGGCCGGTTGGCCTCGCTCTCACCGCGCTTACGGTCGGCATCATCTATCTGGCATCTCGGCAACAGACCGCCTCCGTCACCGCCGCTCAATTCCGTGAAGCGATGGAAAATGCCCGGATTACGCTGGAGCAGACACATCGCCGCGCTGGCGAGGCAGCGAACAGCATTCAGGCAGTCGGTAACAACGCTCAGCGCGCGACGGGTCAGATGAACGAGTTCGCCGGCGCGGTAGGGGCGGCGGCTCGCCAGCTTGCATCACTGGCGGCGCAGAACCGGGAAGCAGAGCGCGGCGGCCTTCAGACGGAGGTGAACAACCTTCAGAGAGTGCGCGACCAGGCTCGGCCCGAACTGGACACGCTTCGTCAAAGGCAGATTCAATCGGCTCAAGGGCGCGGCACCTTCTCTGCACAGGACTTTGCCCGCCTGCGCGCACTGGAGCAGCAGAACAACCAAATCGAGACGATGATTGCCCGCCTTGAGCGGCGCTGGCATGAGTTGGACCCGGCCCGCACTCGCCTCAGCGAGCGCGATGTCACCCAGGACCAGATCGAAAACACCCAGGGCGGGCTCGATGCTGCCAATGAGATATTGCGGCGGCAGCGCGATATCGCTGCGCTCCAACAGGAGCAGACTGAGGAGGCCCGGCGCCGAGTAGCTATCCTTCAGAACGAAATCCGCGCAATGCGCGAATACCAGAGGTTGCGGGCAGCTCGCGTTTCTCCATCAGAAGCGCGCGCTCAATCCGACGCCTATCTTCAGCGCCTCAACTCGGCGGCTGAACGGGGTAATGCCCGCGAAGACACTCGCGATGCGGAGCGGCGTCGTCGGCGTGAGGAGCGGGCTACCTCCGCCGGTCGGATGGCTGGCGTGTTTCGAGCCAACGGTCTGTCGGACGCGGTGATTGCCGGCATTCTCGGTAATATCCAATATGAGAGCGGCTTCAATGCGCGCGCTGTTGGGGACAGCGGAACCGCTTTCGGCCACGCTCAATGGCGTGCTGGGCGCGTCGATAATTTCCAGCGCCAGATCGGCGTCCATCCTAGTCGCGCCACCGGAGAGCAATCTGCTCGTTTCATTCTCTGGGAGCTGCAGAACCCCGGCGCGGCAGGAATGCGCCCTGAGCAGGCGGCAGCGATCCGCAATGCCCGCACGCCCGAGGAAGCTGCCGATTTATTTGAACGCTATTACGAGCGCCCGGCGCGCCCGGGCGGGCGGAATGGTCCTCGTGCGCAAGCCGCGCGCCGCTTCCATGATCGAGGCACTGGCGCCGTGGGGGAGCCAGGTGACGACGATCGGCTGAACAATGAGATTCAACAAGCCTATCAAGCCGAGCAACAGCGCTTGGAGAATGTCGCCCGCGAAGAGGCGCAACTTCAGGATCAGCTGCGCCAGGCGCGTCGGCAACTTGTCCTCAGCGTCGAGGAGCAAGACGCGCTCGCTCGCGAAGACATTGAGCTTGAGCGACAGGCATATCAGGAGCGGCTTCGCTACCGCGTCCTGCAGGGCGAGATCACCGAAGCGGAGGCCCAGCGCATTGCCGTCATCACGGACGAGATTGCAGTGGCGCGTCAGGCGCAGGTGTCTCTGGAGCAGCGCCGGCGGCATGAGGAGCAGCTCGAAATCATCGCCCGCCGCGCATTGGAGCGCGCCCAAGCTGACATCGCCAATCAGCAGGAACTTGCGCAGCTAGAGGGGCAGCTGGCGACCACGGCGCGCGAGCGGCGGGAAGTTGAATTGCGACTTCTCGACCTCGCCTATCAGCGCGAAGAGATCGAGCAGCGCGGCATCGTCGCAGCAGCTCAGGCCGTCATCGCATCCGAAACCGCGACGCAGCGCGAGCGTGACGAGGCGCGCGCGCGCCAGGCAATCGCTGAAAGCCGGCTTGCCACATCTTCTCAGCGTCGGGCTGGTGAAGAGGAACTGATCCGCCGGGGCAATCGCAGCCCGATGGAAGAATTCCTGCGAAGCGTGCATCTCACCAGCGCTGAAATTGATGAGCAATTCGAGAGCATCGCTGCGTCTGGCTTGGGCGCGCTGAACGACGGTCTTGTCGAAGCTATCATGGGGACGCGCTCGCTTGGCGAGGCCTTTTCCACG